GCTGCCCATACCTAATTCGGCAGCAATGTCGGCAACCATGTCCTCAAGTTCGGCCATGTCGTCAACAACTTCATCCTTATCTACTGTTTCAGGAGCAGAAGCTTCTTTTTCTTCCTCTTCAGAGGACTCTTCTTCGGAAGGTGCTTCTTCCTCAGGGTCCTCAGGTGGGTTAGGAGCCTCCTCAGGCTTCGCAGGGTTATCCTCAGTATTCTCGTCGCTAGGATACTCTGCGTCCTTTACCTTGCTCTTGAGAGCCTCTACAAGGTCTTGGATATCGGTAAGCTCACGGCTAACTCTCTTGAAGTTGATCTTTGGAAGATCTTGAGTCTCGGACTCCTCAAGAATAGCATCGTAGCCGACCGAGACAAACATCTCCATAAGGAAATCGTTTACGTCGATGCACTCTACGCCAGACTTGTTCTTGAGGCACATAGCCATCTCGGAGAGAACCTCCTTAAGAACCGAACCTTTTGGTGAGAGGCGTGAAAGAGCTTCGAAGATAACAACCTGAGTGTTGGCAAGGCTCTTGAAGGATGCGGGGTTCTGTAGGTTCTGAACGTTTACACCGTACTTCTCGTTAATGGTTTCGATAAAGACTTCTTTCACCTCTTTCTTGAACTCAAAGATCTTGGAAGCAAAGCCCTGAATATCCTTCTCGCTTACACCGATGCCATCTGCACTAGCAAGGCTGTTGGTGAAAGTATTGAAGAGGCTACGCTTGGAAGCGAGTGCAAGGTAAGGAACTTCCTTGAGTGCCTCGGAGAGGGCTGCTACAACTGCCTCGTCGCTCTCGAAGATGGTGCTGGCGAGGGTTCTGATGCTGGTGTTGTCGGCCCAGACAGTGTCAAAACTCTTCTTGGACTCAAGTAGTTCACGCTTTACAAGCTCCTGGCGGCAGATCATCTCGTAGATGGACTCGTTTACGCCGTTCTTTAGAGTGTAAGAATTGCCCTCCTCAAGCTCCTCAAGAGTGAGGCGTGGGAAGTTGAAAGCGTTAGAGACTACGTTGGAAAGGTTGACAGCGTTGCGAACCTCAGGAACACTTGTGACGCGATCAAGGTTCTCCGTAAGGAAAGCCTGAAGCTGTGGTCTAACCTCGTCAAGCTTTCTAAACTCGTCGGACTCAACGATGGCCTCGATAGAAGCAAGCTTCTCAGTCTGCTCCATGAGACGGTTCTGAATCGAGGTAAGCTTTAGACGGTTTTCCCAGAGAGAAAGAACGTCATCAAAGGAGGTGTCAGCAGTAGCATACTCACCGTAGTGAACACCTTCGATGAAGGTGTTGATCTTATTAGTGACGAGTTTATCGAACTCCTCGCCATCCTGGAAGACTGCCGTATCCTGAACTCGAATGTTTTCTAGAGAAATGTTCTCGTCGATGCTAAAGTTGCCGCTAATAACCTTGTCGCTAGCGGTGATGTAAGATACTTCAGAGTTACCACTGTCGATGGAGAACAGGCTAACGTTCTCGCGTAGTGATCTTCCGATGCAGTCACCAAGCTTTACGAGGTGAGTAATAGTTTTGTCTCTTTCTTCGAATAAATTAGAAAACATTTGTGATCTCCTTGAGGTGTTCCTAGTTATATAGATTCTTTGTGATTAGCAGATTCTGCTTTTTGTCGCTGTTTTTCTAGAATCCTCTCTAGGACAGCTCTGTCATTTTCATTTGTCGTGCTTTCAATTAGCTTGGCAAATGTGCTCTCGACGCTCTCAGCGGTGGGTGGAGCGTTCTCGGCTGGCTCTTGACCACCAGCCTCCCCTGGACCTGGGCCAGCGGCTGGCGCTCCACCAGGGGCAGGAGCGTCTCCTGGGGCAGCAGGAGGAGCCATGGCGGCCTCCATCTCAGCAGCCTTCTTTTTCTCATCCTCGATCATGGCCTTCTCCATTCTAATCTCTTCATCAGTCATGTTGTAGAACTGTTTGTAGATTGTTTCAGTAGAGAAAAGCTCTAATCCTTTAGCAGCCTGAACTACGCGGACTTTTTGCTCGTTGACATCAAGCTTACGCTTCTCAGACATGTCAGATGGCTCAGGAAGCTTGATTCTAAGGTCTCTGACTAAAGAAGCAGGGAAGCCTCGAAGCTGTAGGTGCCTCTTCGCCATGTTCTCAAGACCAGTTTCGATGTTGACCTGGATTCTTTGAATGGTTCTAGCGAATTTTACGTCTAGCTGGGACAGATTAGCTTTTCTTTCGGGCGACTTGTCTTTTTCAACCAGATAATCCTTAGGAACCTTCAGACATGCAAGCAATTTATCTCTAAAGTAGCGCACATCCTCGATCTCTCCGAGGTTTGTAGCTCCAGGGAGGGTTTCGATCTTGGTTCCGCGACCATTTTTCGTGGGGACGTAGAAATCTTCGTCCATAGACATTGGATTGTAGCGAGCATCGACTGTTCCTTTCTGATTATTGTAGAATTTCTCTTTCTTGAAGCGTTGTTTGATGCGCTCGATGAAGACTTCGGCTTTGGATGTGGGCAGGTTGCCTGTATCAATGTAGAAAATACGCCTTTCAGGTGCTCTGGAGAGGCGATAGATCATCATAGCGTCTTCCATCATCTTAAGAGAGCGGAAAACACGGTGACACATGGCTGCTACGGACTTGCCATAAGGATAAAACATGGGATCGGAGGAGTGTAGACGGAAATGAACGATCTGATTCTTGTCTAGCTCGATGTATTTGATTGGCTTTTCAGTGCCAACACCCATGGTCTCTGAGTAATTAGCTGTTCTGGCGTCAGGAATCTCCTGAAGAAACTTCTTGAGGTAGCCAAACTCATCCTCTACGCGAAGAATCCAGTTTGGGTTGAGAATTTTAATCTTCTTGATGCCTTCCTTGGGCTTGTTTACATCAAGAATAAGCTCTGCGAAGCAATCACCATACTTGACAGTGTTGCGTACCATATCCCAGATGATCTTATCAAGATTGATCTGATCAAAAAGCTCCTCAACCTCATCAATAACGAGGTCCTTATCAGATATGATCTGCCACCGTTCACCTCGTAGACCCCTCTGGGTGCAGTCATCAGCATAAATATCGAACGCAGAACCAATCTCTGGATACTCGTCCATCTGCTCATACTCACCGTACCTCCTCTTGCGGTTAAGTTCTAGCTGAGGGAGGACGGGGTTTCTGTCAACGCCTCCTACAGCAGGACCGTCTTGATCTCTAACGACCTCAGTGGTGACAATAGTGTCTCCCTTTTCTGGGTCTACTTTGCCGTCAATGGCTGCTACAGCAGCGGGCTGTGCTTTTGTGGCAAAAAACTTTGCGAAGAAGCGTCCGATTGGCCCAGTTGGCGTATAATAATTACTAGACCTATCCTGGCCCCCGAAAGTGGTGTAGCCACTCTCATTCAGTTCATTGTCTACTTTATCAGCCATCTGTAATCCTCTTCTGCAATAGTTCCTGCTGGAGTCTTGAACCTATGCTTATACTGTTTACTTGGAGGCAGTGGAAGTGCCTCTTCTTTATTTAGTGTAGTCTCAAACCCTACTGGGCTGGAATCAAGCAAGTTTTTACAGCAGTGAGCCGCTAGAGCTAGGCTCATGACCAAATCATCATGGTGATTCTTCTCTGCTGCTGCCTTGCCGTTGTCCGATATAATGAATGTCATAAGCTCATCAACGGTCCTAGTCGAGTTGACCTTGATCATGTCCGTTCTCAATGCTTCCTCTAGTTCCGCCAGAATCACATCCCTATTTTGGGCTGTTAGCTGATATCCAAGATTGCCTTTAGCATCCTCCCATACGTTTTCGTATTCATGGATGTTGATGAGCCAGTCAATCAAGTTGTTACCGATCGTGTTTCTTTCTGGGATAATACAGGCGATGTTGTATGCCATGCCCACCTCAAAAAGAATCTTTGAAAAATCATTGATTGGTGTCTTATTAGAGTAGAATTCAGCAACCTGTTGGCCGTTATAAAGATTAATTACATGGAAAGCTGAATAATCCCTTTCTCTGCCCAAAGACACATCAGCAGCGATGACGTAGTTATAATGAGGTTGTGGATCCTGCCACACGCGCATCCGATTATTATATCGAGTATAAAAATCTTCACTGGTCTGCTCTGCGATACCTTTAAGGATCTCACCTTCGACGTAAGTCTCCCCAGTTCCTAGGAAGGAACACTCATACTCTTGAAGCCACTGCTTCATAGGCATGTTGGCTCGTGTCGTCTCCTCCCACTTGTGAATGTCGATACCCTTGGCTTCCATCTCATCGTAGAGTTCCTTGAAGTCTGGGTTGTAGTGATACTCTGGGTGATCTTGCCAGCGAATATCAATCGGGTGGAATGAATTGTTCCCATCTATAGCATTCTGATAAACCTCATGATACCAGTTACCAATGCCGTTAACCGTTGAAAGAACGAAGGCCCTACCACCAGTAGAAATGATAGGATACACAGCAGCCCAGATAGTATCAATATTTTCAATGAATGCAGCTTCATCAATAATCAGGAAAGAACCAGCGAGTGAACGACCAGACTGCTTACCTGATGGTCTGGATCGAATGACGGAGTAGCTATTAAGCTTGAGAGTGTGTTTGTTATCCTCGATGATTCCTGGCTTGAGAAACTCTGGAAGCTCGTCATACATGAGCTTGATTCGTTCAAGAACCTCAGTGGACTCAGCATCACCTTTTGACAGGATAACGATAGATTTATGTTTCTGGAAGATCGCCATGTGTAGGCTGTAAGCAGCAGCAATGGTTGTACAACCAGCCTGACGGAACTTACGCAGAATCGAGAACCTGTTGTTCTGGAGAGAGTCTAGAATTGTCTCTTGGAATGGGTAGAGCTTGAAGGGAACTAGACCTCTGACTGGGTGAGTTACTTTGATGTAATTCGAGATGAAATGAATGGGATCTTCAGCGCATCTCTTAAATTCTTCAACTATTTTGGAAGTTTCCATAGAAATATTGTTTTTGTCGCCTTATTATATTATATGTTAATCAATGCTGTTATATGTACTAGAACAACAGAAAAAGTAACACAAACTACAGATAAGCTAGTTAAATACTTTGCTGGTTGTGGTATACAGGTATACCTTCTAGGTAATCAATCTTCTATCTTCAAGGCCTATAAGAAGGCTTTTGATACTATTAAGCCTGATAGAGATGACGTAATCATCTTCTGTCATGACGATATTGAGATTCGAGATAATCCTGAGGAGTTTGTAGAGAAAATCAAGAAACTCACGATGCTACCAGAAACAGGATTCATCGGCCCAGCAGGAACTACACATCTTTCCGAGAACGCAGTATGGTGGGACCAGCATCTATGGAAAGCAGGAAAGCATAGAGGGCATGTGTGGCACATCGATAAGATGGGCAAAGAGTACAGTACATATTACGGCGAACCAGATGACGTTCTAGCCCTTGATGGTCTCTTCTTGGCAGCTAAGGCCAAGGTCATTGAGAACGTTGGTCTAGAGAAACCAGAGTACTTTGAGGGGGAATGGGATTTTTATGATATACACTATACTACAACAGCATTTAACAAAGGCTATATCAATAAGATCCTCCCCCTCAACATCGTTCACCACTCCAGAGGAGAATTAGTAGGAAGAGATTCCTGGCATAAAAATAGAGCAGCATTCATTCAGAACACAGAGCTTCCTCTTGTAATTAAGGACTGATATGAGATACACTGGAAATGGTCAAGGGACTAAGTGGCCTCACCCAAATAATGATGACTTCAATCAGATCATTAGAAGCGCAGTTAAAATCTATGGCATCGGCCCAAAGAAGGATAAAGAATTACTACTGCGAGCTAAGAGCTACCTTCACTCCAGGATTGAAGGCATCATCGAGCATAAGATTGTAAGAGACACTGAGCAATACTATCAGGCCATGCAACTTACTATTGAGCATGGTCTTGGAAAAAACACTCACGAGCGACAATCCCTCATTGAAGGTTCTAGCTTTATCATGTGCGTAGGTGATTGGAGAAACGACGAGGATTGCCTTCAGCAGTATAGAACAGCCAGGATGATGGGTAAGGTCACCTACGAACTAAGGCATGACGGGTCAGTACCCTTTCACAAATTGGTCAGATACTTGCAACCTGTCCGACGAATCGAAGCAACTAGGTGGGATCCTAAAAAGCAAGACGATCTGCTTCTGTTCGACGATGATGGGGACGTACTAGAAGTTATTGATGGTAACCACCGTCACGAGTTCGCTGAAAGAGTTGGCGGCGTGCAGTACGTATCAGCCTGGATCATCAAAGAGGTATGAAAGGACCCTCTGTTACCACAGGTGAGTAACAGAGGGTCGTAGCGAAGTTCAATAGCACGAAAGGCGTAAAGCCTCCAATCCCGCAACTATTGT